TCATTTTGTAATAAGCGTTCAACAATTCCCATTTTTTCAATAGGAACTTCAAATACTGCTTCAAAATATCCTCTCTTAATCTCACCAGTAGCATATTGTGTATCCCTTTCAGGAATGTTATTTGCTTTACCCATTTTACACGCATCATCAACATAATACGATGGATGATTTCTAACATAAATATATCCGTTAGTTTGGTTCATTTTGATAAAGTTCATATAAGTTATGTAATAATATAATTGTGAAATTATAAATCAATTTTTTATTATATTCAGGAATTACTATAAAAAACTTTTAAGAAAATCGGCGTTTTAAATGTGCAAAGGTGTAAAAGCCAGTCAGTAGTCATTGTTAATCTGAATAATTATTTGTTAATCGGTTTATGTTATTTATATTCAAATATATAGTATTTCAATTTTAAAATTTATTAGTTATATTTTACTGTAACTAAACATTTATAACAGGCGTTTTAAATGTGCAAGGGTGTAAAAATATAAATGAATAAATAATAGACCATCATAATTAAACCTGATTATGACAGTTTCTTGTTTTTAAACCACCTATTATGATGATTTTTAACAACATATTTAAAATTCTTATTATGCTCATCAGTATCAATATCATGCAATGAATATATATTACTATCATGTACTGGTTTACGACACAATGCACAACTATCTATTTTACTAATACATAAAACACAATATGTATGAGCACATGGTAAAACACATTGTGTTGGTTCATAACAAATTGGACACTCATTTGCCTCTAGGGGTTCAGTGCTCGCCATTTTGATTAAGTCAATACTTGTTATTATTTAATATTAATAATAATTTCAATTTTTGTGTTAATTATAATAATAATTTAAGATGTCAAAGATATATATTAAAATAGTTTAAATATTATCAGTCATATAATATACCATGACTGATAATATGTATGTTACCAAGCGAAATGGGGTTCTTGCCGAAGTATCATTTGATAAAATTTTAGCTAGAGTCAACAAGTTGGGTGCCTTCAATGACCCCCCTCTTAAAATAAATGCGGCAAAATTAGTTATTAATATCGTCGAACAATTATATTCAAAGATACCCACCTCTTCTATTGACGAACTTGTAGCGGAACAATGTGCTTCCATGTCAACCATTAGTCTTGATTATGGAGAACTTGCTTCTAGAATGGTGGTATCTAATCACCATAAATGCACTAGTGCCTGTTTTCATGATACCATGGCCGTGCTACACAATTTCATCGATAATAATAATATCAAGGTGCCTTTGATTAGTGATGACTTGATGTCAATTGCTACCAAGCATTCGCAGATTATAGAGAGTGCGATTGATTATTCCAGAGATTACTTGTTTGATTATTTTGGGTTCAAAACACTAGAAAAGTCGTATCTCATGAAGATAAATGGTGAACCCGTCGAAAGACCTCAGCACATGTGGATGAGGGTTGCCCTAGGTATTCATGGTCTAGATATAGATCGCGCCATCGACACCTATAATCTATTATCCTTGAAATATTTTACTCATGCCACGCCTACTCTTTTTAATGCCGGTACTCCACGGCCCCAATTAAGTTCTTGTTATCTAGTTGCCATGGAAGATGATAGCATTGATGGTATATATAATACTCTGAAGGAGTGTGCCCAAATTAGTAAATGGGCTGGGGGAATTGGATTACACATACATAACATACGTGGTACGAATACCCATATTAGGGGGACTAACGGCACCTCTAATGGCATCGTACCAATGCTGCGTGTATTTAATATGACCGCTCGATATGTCGACCAAGGAGGGGGTAAGAGAAATGGGTCGTTTGCCATATACATTGAACCATGGCATGCAGATATCTGCGAGTTCTTAGATCTTAAGAAAAATCACGGAAGCGAAGAAGACCGCGCAAGAGACTTGTTTTATGGCATGTGGATATCTGATTCATTTATGAACTCGGTGAAGGAGGATGGGGACTGGTACCTCATGTGTCCCGACGTATGCAAAGGATTGTCCGACTCTCACGGTGAAGAGTTTAATACACTATATAATAGTTATGTAGAGAAGGGAATGTATACTAGAAAATTAAAGGCGCGGGAGATATGGTTGAAAATAATGGACAGTCAAATGGAAACGGGGACTCCGTATATATTATATAAAGATGCGGCAAATGCTAAATCGAATCAACAAAATTTAGGCACTATCAAAAGTTCTAATTTATGTACAGAGATTATTGAATATAGTGATGCGAACCAAACCGCTGTATGCAATCTAGCTAGTATTTCCTTGCCAATGTTTGTTGATAATGACGGGTCCTTTAATTATTCTTATTTGCACCACGTATGTAAACAAATTACTAGAAATTTAAATAAGGTGATTGATATAAATTATTATCCAACTGAAAAGGCAGAACGGAGCAACCTTTTACATCGACCCATTGGGGTGGGGGTTCAAGGACTAGCAGATGTATTTGCACTACTGGATATGCCTTTTTGCTGTCCAGAAGCAAAAGAGATTAATAAGCGTATTTTCGAAACCATATATCACGCAGCCATGGAATGCTCCTGTGACCTAGCAAAAGAGCGCCACGCAGATATGATAGAATTATCCAGGCATAATATAAGTGACATATTTAAAGGAGTTACTGACCCACTATGTGTTAGCCGACAGTATAATGTGTCAGATGCATATGTGCTCGATATATTAAATAGATGCAAACCCATTTATGCAGAATTTGTCGCAATTCATAATAATGCCCCTCCAGGGGCCTACTCCAGTTTTAAAGGTTCACCCTTGTCGCGCGGATTATTTCAATTTGATTTATGGGAATCGGGTACTCACAGTGATATGTATGACTGGGATAACCTAAAAAATAAGGTTCTTACTTATGGCACCCGCAATTCTTTATTAATTGCACCTATGCCTACCGCATCTACCTCTCAGATATTGGGAAACAATGAATGCATTGAGCCATTCACGAGCAATATTTATTCTAGGCGAACCAATGCGGGCGAATTCATCATAGTTAATAAGCATTTGATGCGCGAGTTAACTACCTTGGGTGTGTGGAATAATAATATAAAGGATAGCATTATTGCCAACAAGGGTAGTATTCAGCATATAGACGGATTATCTGAACAGATTAAGGAAAAATATAAAGTTGTATGGGAAATGTCCATGAAAGACATAATTGATATGTCTGCTGATAGGGGGCAGTATATCTGTCAATCACAGAGTTTAAATCTATGGATGGAAACTCCAAGTTACAAAAAATTAACGTCTATGCACTTTTATTCTTGGGAGAAAAAACTTAAAACGGGAATGTATTATTTACGGAGAAAACCTAGTCACCAGCCCCAACAATTTACTATTAGTTCCGACGACCCCCCCTGCGAAACGTGTTCATCCTAATTATTTATAGGCGCCACAATATAGTTCATATGTTTTACCTATCTTAGGATGGTCTTTTAATACATCGATGTTATGTACATGTTGCATATAACATCTTAGACAAATCAATACATCTGCCATGGAATCGTGTGCTCCCGCTGGAATAAAATTATATAATGTATCGTGAAGTTCCGACAAGGTCGGGTATTTATTATACTTATTGCCGCTTAAAGAGGTTCGTTCAATTCCACAAAAGTCTTTTGTGCGAAGCATAGTACAATACTCGGGCTTGCGAACGTCATTAGTGGTAAAATATTGACTGCGGTGTGCACGAATCGCCTCAACCATATATACCCGCTTGTCAAACAACACATTATGGGCCACAATTAAATCTGCCTTGATTAAATCCTTATCGAACAAGTCCATTGCATCGGATAGGGGAATGCCCTTTCTCCAAGATCGTTGCTTGGAGATCCCATGAAAGGTAATACTCTCTGGTGGAATTGGGATATTTCCCATATGAATAATGTGGTCTTGGGTGCTTAAAATTTCTCCAGCGGCTACATCATACAATATCCAACTGATTTGCACAATATGTGGCCATTTAGTTGTTTCATAGATTGAGGCTCCGCGGGATTCTGGCAACCCAGTGGTTTCCGTGTCAAATACGATAATTTTCATGTTACTTATTCTGTATTAATTATTCTATTGAGTAAATCTATTTCAATTAATTGCATTATTCGTAGTTGAAATAGTACTTAGGTAGAGTATTTTTGACAAACTCCAAACGTTTTACGGTGATATTTAGATATGCCATGCGCTGCTATCCCTTCCATGTGTAGTTTTGTTCCGTATCCCATATTTCGAGCAAGACCATATTTAATATCCAGGTCGGGTTCGTTTTTACATAAGTCGGCAATATATGAATCCCTGGCAACTTTTGCCAGTATAGATGCCGCCGCAATATTTGTTACTTTATTGTCTCCTTTTGTTATGCAAGTATATTTAACGGGCATAATAATATCATCTTCAAAATACATATATGGAGTAAAATCATTACCATCTACTAGCAAATGTATATTGTCGATGGGCTGATTTACTTGCAATAATACCGATTTAATGGTCTTATGCATAGCCATATGAGTGGCCGCTCTAATATTATACTCATCAATTTCGCCCTCACTTGAATATTCTACTGCCCATGCCAGTGCATGGGTTTTAATATACTCGGATACTTCCTGAATTTTTTGTTTAGAGTGAAATTTTTTACTATCTTTCATTTTCAAATGGTCAAAGTCGACTAGGGGCAATACAACTGCTGCGGCATATACTCTACCAAACATTGGTCCTCGTCCAGCCTCGTCTATACCTACTTCAACGCTATCTTGTGTATATTTTATTTGTAGTACATTAGACATATGGTTATCTATGATGTTATTTTTATATTTATATTTATATATAAAAAATTATTATATACCAGAGCATTATAATAATAGAGATTCTATCGAAGTATTAGATATTACGCCCAAATAACACATATAGAATTCTAATATAATGTAATTATACCACATCATAAAACAATTGGATGATTTCAACTGTTTTATCTGTCACGTTTTTGGGATCAGCCCAATACTTTATAGTGTCTTTTAGAATAGTTAATCGGTGAGTCCATTCAACTGTCTTAGATTTTTTAACGAGACATATCCCGTGTTTATTATTGCCCCAGCAAGAAGTAATAGTCTTGCCACTCATATCATAGTCGTCTGGGTTAAACCGAATAAATACTAGTG